TACTATTGACGGTACTACTGGCGGTGATGCAGAAGTGGAATAATAATACCGTAGAGAATCAACATCGCTTTATACAGATGATGTTGGATGAGGGAAGAAAAGAACAAGCTGTGTCTATGTATCAAGTATTTAAAGGCGCAGGAGAAATTTTAGAAAATGAAAAGATTAAAGAAAGAAACACTTAAGAAGAAGGACTTCCTACCGAAGTACCTGAAACTTGTGAATGTGATTCTCCCTGATCCTCTCACACAGCGTGAAATGGACATCCTAGCGGCCTTTATGGAATTGGAGGGAGATCTGGCACGAGATGATAGATTTGGGACCCAGGCGAGAAGCTTTGTGCGTAAGAAATTCGGATTCAAGAGTTATTCCAATCTGGATAATTATATAAAATACTTCAAGCGTAAAGGAGTTCTTCTCAATGATCCGAAGACTGGTCAGTTGAAACTGAACCCTAAGATAAACGTACCAGAAGGAAAAGGTCAGGTCGAACTCGTATTTCAATTCAATATAACGGGATAATGGCGGGTAAGAAGGACAAGACTATGGAAGAGGGCTATGATAAAATAGCCAAGGACCTGGGAATACCTAGACCTCTTGTAGAATATGTTGTGCGGCACCAGTTTAATTATGTAAGCAGCATTATGACCGATGGTTTGCTGGATAATGTTTTATTACATAACTTTGGCACGTTCAGAGCAAAGAAAGCAAGACTGGATAGTCTTATACGATCACTGATAAAAAATATAAGAAGTGGCAAACTGGACAGAGAAAAAGGAACAATTGAAATAACAAGATTATGGAAAGCAAGGCAGAGAAAATAGATAAGGCCCTCGAACACTACAGTAAAGAGAAAGCTATACTTCAAGGGGAACTGGAAGGACTTGCAACTAATCTGGTGGAAGAGAAGTATCGAACACCTCTCTCACACAACCATCTAGCAATAGAAATGCTAGCTGTATCTAGAAAACTAGGTAACAGAGAAAGAATTATTGAACAATTAACTAAATTAAAATAATGGACGAATACCAAGCTCAGAGTAACGGACAACCAAGTGGGGTTCCGATGATGACAGCCGAACAGATCGAGGCTCATGAATTTAATAAACGAGCAGCTCTCATAGAGCTCGAAGTAAAGAAGGCACATACTCTAATGGGAGCACTTGCTATCGGAGGAGATAATGTAACTCCTTTATTTACTGCCAAGCAGCGTAAAGAGGTAGAAGATCTTTTAATGACCGCACTGAAAGCAACAGCTAATGGATGATGATAACTCCGCCGCTAGATCACTAAAGATCACATTCTGTAAAACATGTAAGACCTGTCCCTCTATTTCTATCCATAAAGACCTCGATGAGGTAGTTCTGGGTGGAAAAGAAGAAGGTTTCACTGTCTGGAAGAAGGGACACTTCAAAGATATGGTAGAAGATATTAAAAATGGAAAATTCGATGAATACATCTAATATGAATAAAGATATTAAAATGATCACAAATAGAAGAAGTATGGAAGAATGGGATAAAGCGCTGAAAGAAGTAGGCACCCAATGGATAAATCCATCCGCCGAGGCAGAAAAGAGAATAGCTGAGATCAAGGATCGAGAGAAGCAAATAACAGCTACACTGTTCAGACTTCTTAAGCTTGGCCATATTTCTTCCGAAGAGGCATTAATGCTTGCAGACCGAGAGGTAATAGATCCTGCGGAACCTCTGTATCCACATAGAATGGAGATGATAGATATGTCTACTTATGATCAGTCACTTGTACAGTGGGATGGTACAAGCGTTAGTACACTTATACCATAATGGGAGATCTAAAAAACATGAAAGACGGTTGGAGTAACTACATCAAAGCATGTAGATCTGCCGCCCAGGTACCTAAAGAACTTTTAGAACTAGCAGAAGCTAGAGCAGAAGTATGTAAAACATGTCCTCTTTTAGAAAAGTCGGGACTGTTTAAATTCGTTAATAGATTAATACCTGGCGCTAAACCTGGAGATCCAGATAAAGTTGTGAGAACACGATTTAAGGTTTCAGAAGAAACTGCTAAAAGCGCTGAAGAATTATACGAAGGATATAAATGTGGAGAATGCGGATGTGCATTCCCTGCAAATACTTTCGCTCCAGATAAAGAATGCCCTAAGGGTAAGTGGTAATAATAAAACATGAACATGAAGAAAAAAAGTGTAAAGGATATAGAGATGGTAGCTAATAATCTTTTAGTAGATATCGTCTTGCCCAGTACGACAACAGACTCTGGAATTGAAATTTCCGAAAAGGACGCGCTGGAGATGAATGCAGTGGTATATGCTACTGTATTGCATAAAGGACCTTTAGTAGAGGATTTTAATATAGGAGATGAAATTATGATCCCTCCTCATGGGGGAACTCCTGTAGCTATAGGTAAGAAAGTATATCATGTATTCAGAGAGACCAGTCTTTTTGGAAAGTTTAAGTAATGACACTATTCGATTTTAAAGATCGTAACGTAATTATAAAACCTGAAGCTCTGCTAGTACCAGAGTTTCAGGCTTTATGGAAACGAGATAAAACAAAAGAAAAGCTCCGTGCAACACGAGAGCTTTCTTATATATATTTTATCGCAGATTACAGATCCCCTTATAGAACTTCACTGACGCCTAACAGTTTGGAAAGTACTGTAGCCAGTGACTTTATGAAGGATCCTAAATTTAAGCCCGATCCTTTAATGGGAGAAGCTTTAAAGAAATATCAACTTCTACAACGTACTCCTACAATGGGACTACTCGCTTCAGCAGTTACAACTGTACATAAGCTTACAGACTACTTAGAAGCTGTAGATCTTAATGAGAGAGATAAGAATGACAAGCCTATATATAAACCATCTGATGTAACAAACGCATTAAAGTCTATAGGTGGGATAGTGGACTCTCTTAACATGGTAAGAGATAGTATAGAAAAGGAAATAACAAAGGCTACCAGCATAAGGGGCCAAAGACGAAAAGGGAACCGCGAGGATCCAAGACTTAAGAACTGATATGAAATACACTAAATATTTAATAGAAAAAGCAGTTAAGAACCTCGGGTATAAATGGTTCGAAAATGGAGATTACAATATGAATATTGTAGGAATACGAAACTCAGAAACTGGGGATTCCATTACAAATAAGTTTGATGATCTGGTGACATTGAGTTTCAAGACCGAAGAACAATGGCATTATTACGAATATCCTGCAACAACAGACCCTGGACTCCATTGGGCAGAAAATCTATTAAACCCTGACGGCGTAGCGATTCTCGTCCCAGGACAGTATAGAGGTTCCCATGCTATAGGGCAACATCAAGGTAAATATACTGCTTTAAGACAAGTAGGAAAACTGAAGGTATATAGAGATAAGGATCTAGATGATGAATATGATCTAAATACGGATAGTATACAGGATAAAAGCACATTCGGTATAAATATTCACAGAGCAAATAAATGGGGAACCAGCTCTCAGATAGATAGGTGGTCCGCAGGCTGCCAGGTATTGGCAAACAACGAAGATTTTAAACACTTCATGGAGTTAGTTAATAGAAGCTCAGGTATATGGGGTAATAAATTTACATATACACTTATAGAAAGTAAGGACATATGAACAGTAGAGAAGAAGATGGCTATATTAAGGCAAAGAAGAAAAGAAAGGGCATACACTCTAAGGCTCGTACGTCTATAAGTGTAAAGTCTAAAAACTATAAAAAACCATACAATGGACAAGGAAAATAGTGAACTATATAAGATAGAAGCTGATAATAGAAGTATGCACGAAGCGATGGATAACGCATATCGGCTGCTTACTGGAAGACTTACTGTAGAGGAACTGGAAGATAACGAAGATGGATTCTGGTTACCAGATATGCATGATACTAAGGAACCTATACAGAAAGTTATAGATTACTACGCTGGTTTAGAGGAGTTTGAGAAATGTGGGCAACTAAAAATAGCCCAGGAAGATCTTAGAATATCAAGCGTATTGGAATTTATGCTTAGGAACTCTGAATGAGTGATAAGAAGATAATATGTGCGGAGAAATGGAGTCTACTTGACCCTAAACTGGAAAGTCCTGTAAGACACACGGGTCAGGAGTACCTAAAATTTATAAATACAGAGTTATTCAGCCTTGATGCGAAACATTTTTTGCGTCATGGCTATTACACAGGTGCCCCTGATGGGACCAGTGAATATATAGAATATTGGGATGAGCAAGAAACTAGGTGTAGGAATGGGCATACTATTGGTGGTGTCCGAATTACTGGTGAGCATTATGCTTATCTTAATTTCGGTAGGATACTTGCTACTATTAACGATGGGAAAAGAGATCGTAAGATCGATACATTCCCTAAGTTCTTGGATATGGACTACTATTGGTACCATGAGCTGGAAGCTGCGGAGCTTGCTGGCGAGGGAATGATAGTTGTAAAAGCAAGACGTAAAGGATTTTCTTATAAGAATGCATTCGGTATGGCGTGGAAGTATCATTACTTTCCGTTCTCTGTATCAATACTCGCCGCATATGAAAAAACATTCTGGGCCAATACAATGGAAATGGCCAAGAATATGATAAATTTCATTAATGAGAATACTGATTGGGTAAAAGGAACACTTACAGATCGCCAGGATCACATCAAAGCTGGATATGTAGAGAAGGATCCTTATTCTGGTGTAAATATAGATAAAGGGTACAAATCCGAGATTCTTGCCTTGTCATTTAAAGATGCACCACAGAAATCTGTAGGACGTACAGCAGAACGCATGCTTTTTGAGGAAGCAGGAGATTGGCCTGGACTTATGCAGGCATATCAGAGATCCTACCCACTCTTTAAGGATGGTAATATCATGATCGGTATTCCTATACTATATGGAACAGGAGGTAATAGTAAGAATGGAACAAATGCTGACTTCGAGGCTATGTTCTATAACCCGAGTTCCTACGGACTCCGTAGTTATGAGAATATATACGATGAGTCTGCTGTTGGAGAGGCGGGATGGTTTGTAGATGACGCCTGGTTCAGGGAACCTTTTATAGATAAAGCGGGTAATGCTATGCGTGCCGAGGCCATATCGGATATAGATCTGGAACGGGAATCAAAGAAAAAAGCAGATCCGAAAGCCTATAATATGATGGTGACCCAGCACCCTCATACTCCTAAGGAAGCTTTCCTTAGAAATGAAGGAGCTGTATTTCCTGCAATAGAGTTATACAACGTACTGGCGAAGTTAAAATCTGATAACAGATATAAGAAATTAGCAACACCTGGGACCCTTTTTGAAAAAGAAGGAGAGGTTCGTTTCCGTCCAGATCTTGAAAAGAAGTTATATCCGATGGATAAATTTCCACACAGAGCCAATGACCCTCAGGATGGATGTGTAGTTGTGTACCAACATCCACCTGAAGAGATTCCACATGGTCTCTTCAAAATAGGACTGGATCCCGTGGCATTTGATAAATCAGGAAGTAAATCACTTAACTCTGCGTATGTATATAAAACATATCAGAAATTCGACTACGGATACGATGAGATCGTAGCAGAGTATGTAGGAAGACCAGATAGTATTGAGATCTATAACAGGAACCTTGAATTATTATCTGAATATTATGGAGGTTGTGAGATAATGTACGAGAATGATCGTGGAGAAGTATTAAGTTACTTTAAACGGGTAGGTAAACTCCATCTATTGGCAGATCAACCAGATAACGTTATATCTAAGGTTATAACCAATTCTACAGTATCACGTATAAAGGGATGTCATATGAATGATAAGCTTAAAGATGCAGGGGAGAAGTTCATACTTAGATGGCTGTGGACCAAAAGAGGAGAGAATGTAGACGGTACACCTATATATAATATGGACCTGATACCATCCCCAGCGTTATTAGAAGAGCTCATACTATATCATCGAGAAGGTAACTTTGACAGGGTGATGTCTTTTATGCAACTTATGTTTTGCGTAGAAGAAGAATATGGACGAGAAATAAAGAAAGAGCCATATAGAAATGCTGCTTCTGAGTTTCTAGTAAACAACATGAACAATATGTTTGCGCGAAAATAAGTACTTTCGTAACATTCGTAATTTAGGTAAATAATATATAATCGACATGGGACAGTATTCCTTTCCGCAACAACGCCTGACACTGGCAGCAAAAAGAAAGAATAAGAACAAGTGGGGAAAATCCATGTTGGACGATATTCAAGGATACGGATCTACCAGCTTTGATGGTAGAACAGATCTATCGAGGAAGAAAGCAAACTACAATTTATTTAACGGACAACTGGACAGAGATGACTTCGAGTATGTCTGTAAACCGTATGGGAAAGATTTAGCTGGAGAAATGCCAGCAGAGATGAGGCACTATGATATAATGTCTCCTAAATTACGTGTACTCTTCGGCGAAGAGATAAAACGTCCTTTTAATTTTCGAGTAATTGCTACGAATCCTGATGCTATTACAGAAAGAGAAGAAGAAAAGAAAAGTCTTCTGCAAAGTTTTTTAAAGGAAGGCATTCAGAGAAAAGTACAGGAAGAATTTCAAAAGCAGGGAATAGGTTCTACACCACCAGAATCTATGGATCCCGAGCAGGCCCAGGCTGAACAACAGAAAGCTCAGGAAATAGAACAAGCAATGACGCCGCCTCAGATAGAGGAATACATGAAGCGTACATACCAGACCTCTAGAGAAATAATGGGTAACCAGATACTAGCATATCTGAAAAAGTCTAAACACCTTCGTGAAAAATTCAATAAGGGGTGGAAACATGCACTTATAGCAGGAGAAGAGATATATTGGAATGGAATTGTAAATGGGGAACCTGATATAAGGGTAGTAAATCCTCTTTACTTTGATTACGATAAGGATCCAGATTTAGATTATATACAAAAAGGCCAATGGGCCAAGTACTCTATGCGAATGACACCAGGGTCAGTGGTGGATACGTTTGGAGAGTATATGACTGAAACAGAAATAAAGGATCTCTATTCCGATTCGTCCGTGATCGGAAAGTCTCATCCTCTAGGTTCTCCCGAATTCTCCTACACGGACGGAGATGATCTATTCAATTCCAGCACTCCATTAGACTGGGACGATGATGACTCTTCCACCGATGGGTCGCGGTACATAACTGTGACCCATTGTGAGTGGCGGTCTCTACGTAAGATAGGATTCTTGAAATTCTTGGATGAGGAAATGCAAGAACAGGAACTTATAGTAGATGAGACGTATAAATTAGATAAGGAAAGTGGAGATCTTGAAGTACGATGGGAATGGATTCCAGAGATATGGGAAGGTACTAAGGTAGCAGATGATGTGTACCTGAACATACGTGCAAAACCTAATCAGTTTAAAGATCTAGATGATCTGTATTCCTGTAAACTCGGGTACACGGGTATAGCGTATAATAACCTGAACTCGGCTCCAGTATCTATGATAGATAGGATGAAGCCGTATCAATATCTATATAATATCATAATGTATAGACTGGAACTCGATCTTGCCAACGATAAGGGTAAGAAATTCCTAGTAGATATTAATCAGATCCCTACATCTATGGGAGTTGATATGAAGACATGGATGTATTATATGGACGCAATGGGAATAGCGTTTATTAACCCTAACGAAGAGGGGGCAAGAAACAAACCAAGTAATTTCAATCAATGGCAGGCTATCGATCTGTCTCAGGCACAAGCTATTCAGCAGAAAATAGGACTGTTGGAATACTTAGAGCAACAGTGCTCAGAAGTGTCTGGAGTTACCAAGCAACGTGAAGGCCAAGTAGGACCTAATGAATTGGTTGGTAACACACAACAAGCAGTGGTACAATCTTCACATATTACAGAAGATTGGTTCTATGCACATAATCAACTTAAAGGAAATGTCCTTGAATCTCTTATTGATACAGCTAAAGTAGCCTGGGGAGAATCAGAACCTAAGAAACTCCAGTATATATTAGATGATATGACACTCCAGGTCCTTAAAGTGGATCCTGTAATGTTAACTGAGTCTTCTTTTGGTCTATTTACTTCAGATTCAGCTAAAGATCAAGAGCTATTCATGACAATGAAACAACTTGCACATGCAGCACTACAGAACCAAACAGCAGAATTGTCCGACATTGTTAAAATGCTTACAAGCGAATCAAGTGGAGAGATCAGAACGCTACTCGAAAAAGCAGAAGATACCCGTAAAGCAAGAGAGTCAGAAATGGCGCAACAGGGACAACAGGCACAAATGGCTAAGATCGAAGCTGATAATAAGTTGGCGAAAGATAAGATGGAGCTTGAAAAGTACAAGATCGATGAAGACAATGCCACTAAGATAGAAGTAGCAGAGATCAATTCGTTCAAGAATCAAATGGACCAGGACATAAACGATAATAATGTCCCAGATCAACTTGAAATAGACAAACTACGAGTACAAGAGGAGCAAGCTAAACGAAAGCTTGACCAGGAAGACAAGAAGATAGATCTTAAAAAAGATGAGATAAAGGCTAAGAAAGACGAAGCTACAAAGGCACGAGCACACGAAAGAGCAGAAAAAGCTAAGGATCGTGCGAGCCAAAGAAGTAAGAAA